GCTAAACATAATGCTCTTCTTTTAATTACAGATGAAGTTAAAAGTGTTGGTGATAATATTTACATTGAAGCAACTGCGGTATTTCAAGTTGGTGAAAATGCTATCAGCGTTAAAGCTCAAGCAGGTATTAATCCAAATCGCAAAGGTATGGATATTGCCCAGTCCTATGGAGCATCAAGCAGTTATGCTCGGAAATATGCTTGTTGTGGTATTTTCCTTTTGGATGATACTAAAGATGCAGACTCAAAAGATAATACAGAAGAAAATAAACCAGCTTCCAAAGAGGATCTTGAAGATGCTAAACAAACTTTAAAGGAAGCTCATAAAATGGGTTCTTTAAAAGATGCTTACCATGAACTACCATCTGCATTACAAACTCAATTAAGGGATTTTGCTAATGACCTCCGAGCATCTTAAAGATAATCGTAGGCATAATATTGTCACAGCCAGTCAAGCATGGTCGGCTGTGTACGATAGAAAAAAGTTATGGCGTGAAAAGACTTTTCGTGAGCCACCATTTAAAGGTAATGAAATGACTCAATGGGGAAACGACAACGAAGAAAATGCTTTGTTAGCTTTTGAAAAACACATGAATGATATATGTGAGAATGGCAATAAGTTAATAGTGCATCCAGATTTACCCATAGGTGCTTCAGCAGATGCTTTTTTAAATGGCATACCTGTTGAAATTAAATGCCCTTACACTCAAAAAATTTATCCGACTATACCAGATAGGTATTGGGTACAGATGCAGATACAGATGTTATGCAGTAATGCAGTTGCAGCACATTTTGTTGTATGGACTCCAGATGACTTTCATACAGAGTTGGTGCAATACGATCAAGAATTTATTGACTGGTACATACCTAAAGCTCAACAATTTATTAGTTTTGTACAAGATGATAAAGAGCCACCTCGCTATAAGAGGAAACCAGAGTTTAATTTTAATAAGGAGAAATAAATGAGAGGTTTAGAAATGTCAGATCATGACGATGATGTCCCAATTCTTGAAATATTTAATGCAGAAAATGGATGGGTAATTATTGACAAAGATGGAAATCGGTATGTTTCACTAGACACTGGTGATATGAACCAAACAATTGTAGAAATTTTAAAAAACTTTGATAAGGGAAAATAACATGGCACAAGAATATGATAACAAGAACACATGGGTTTTATTTAAGAACGATAAAGGTGACAATGAAAAAAGACCTGATTACACAGGAACTGAAGTAGATGAAAATGGTGTAGAACATAAGATTGCAGGTTGGATTCGTGAGTCCAAGACTGGTACAAAGTTTATATCTGGTACTAGACAACTTAAAGAAGATGCACCACAGCAATCAGCACCAGTTCAAAACATAGCTGACATGAAAGATGATGTTCCTTTCTAACCTATTGGCTATTTCTCTGATAGTAATGTTTACTGCAGCATTACTTTCGTGGTGTTTTTTAATTATTTTTTTAATTACTAAAGGAGTTGAAAAATGCGTATATCAAAAGAAGAAAGATTAGGAAAGCAAGAGTTAAGGCTTTTAGAATATTTAAAAAATAACAGATCAATAAACCCAATAATGTCTTGGCAGGCATTAGGCATTTATCGTTTATCTGATGTAGTTTTTAAGTTAAGAAATAGAGGTTATAATATAGAAACTAAAAGAAAAACTGTTATGAATAAATGGCAAGAGAAAACTAGCTTTGCTGAATATAAATTAGAAAGGGCATCCTAGATGCCCATTTCTTTACTTGTTCATAACATACATTGTTACTTCAAAGCCAAAACGCATTTCTGTTGCTGCTGGTGTTGTCCACATAATAGTTCCTTATTTATGATTAATGAAATGTAACTTTTATTATTGTATCAAGAAACAAGATGTCAAATACATTAAAGGAGTATAAGTAAAATGCTTAAATGGATTCAGAATATTATTACAAAAGGGTTAGTGGTTTATATACTTACGCTTGTTGTTTGTTTTAAAATATGGGATATTTATGTAGTATATAATACTAATCATTTTAATTATGTGTGTAACGCTAAAGGACAGTTGTTTAAAAGTGCTACACCAGGCAGTAAAGTGTTTGTAAAGAAACAACATGAAACTTGTATAAATGGAGAAAATTTATGACTGATTATTTAGTAAACCCAAAGCATTACAAGTCTGATAAGGGATTGGAATGCATAGACTGCTTAGAAGCAGTGGTTCAAGATTTAGTTGGAGTAGAAGCTACTGATACAGGAAACATTATGAAGTACCTGTGGCGTTGGAAAAATAAGGATGGCGTTAATGACCTTAAAAAAGCCAAATGGTATTTAGATCATTTAATTGCCCATGTTGAAAATGATGTGGAAGCATTAAAGACTATGGAAGAAATTTTAATTGATAAACATTTAGACGAACTGCATGACGAAGATTAAAGCAGGAAAAGCTGTGTGCCATGTTTGTGGTAAGCCAGCAAAACTGTTTTACAAATCATGGTGGTGTGGCGCTTCGTCCAACACTGGTGTTTATAATTTAATTGGAGTATGTAATGACAAAAGGGAAAGAGGTCTTAAAGAAAAATAAGGAAGAATGGAAAGAACATAAATGGATTTTTGAAGGCTATCATTACAGTATAATTTACAACAAAGATAGTTTTCATATTATCCATGAATCTAGTGGTAGACAAATTACAAAGGGAAATTTTAAATGAGATACCAGCCTTTAAAACAACAATCTAATTTTCATTGGTATGAATTTAATGATGGGTCTAAAATTCAAATAAAAGAATTATCCAAAATGATAGAAAAATTGTTTGAAGAAGAAAGGCTAACTACTTCGGAAGTTTCTGAAAAAATTAACATGAAAAAAGGAACTGTTACTCATGTAATAAGAACTCTTTGTGTTAAATCAATATTAAGTAGACAGAGTAGTGGAAAAAATAAACAAACTGTTTACTTTAAAGAGCCTAAATGTTTATTAGCAGAGTTATATCATCCAGTATCATCTGTAAAATTTAAAGTGTTAAAACGAACTACAAGAAAAATAGAAGATGGAGCAAATGTTAGTCACCCACTTTCTACATCAAACCATAGAAATTCTTTTACTGTTTATGATTCTGGAAACGAATGAGGATTAGCAGATTAAATGATATTATTCATGACTGGGTTCGGTGGCACAGAGTGGATAATCATAAGCTAGGCTACCCTAGTAAAGTAAGTTATATGTCTACTGGTGGTTACTCTGCAAATGTTTTTGATGATATGGTTAATGCAGCAGATACACAAAATGTTAAAACACTTGATGCAATAATTGATTCTTTACCTAAAGACCAAAGACAAGCTATTTACGCTAGGTATCTTGGAGAAAAAGAACCTATATTTTTTGAGGTTAAATTTGATTTAGCTATGGAAAATTTGTTGGATATTGCTAGTCGTAGGATTGGTGCTTAATTTATAAAATTTATTTATTTGTTGCCCTTATTATTCCTTTTTTAAGTTCAGCATCTGGAAATACTTTTCTAACTAATTCTAAATAATCTTTAGTTTTTTTGTTTTGCTGAAACCCTTTTGATGTAGTTTTTCCTACTCCATCACCTACACCTTGATACACACTAATAAATACTTCACCATCTTTTTTAACAGCATCTTTAGCTTGGTTTAAAACTTTAAGTTGATTTGCTTCACCATCTATAACATTTAATACATTGTTAATTGTAGCTGTATTAGCATTACCACCAGAAACTGCATCAACAACATTAGCATTGTGTGTTTTAGTTCTGTTAAATGGATCATAAACTAAATTAGTAGCATCAGATTTTTGTAACAAATCATCAGCATTATTAAATCTACCACCACCTATATCAATGTTTACACTACCCTTTTTGAACGCACCTTCTTTGTTTAGTTGTGTAAATGCAGCAGGAAGTTTAGAACTGTTAATAGAGGTGTCTGCTGATGTAATTGCTTGAGTTGGTTCATTCCATACAGAATTAGTATTTTTCTTTAATAACCCACCTGATTTTGTAGGGTTGTTTGTGGTTGGATTTGAAAAAATATCTAATAAACCTTGTTGTTTTAATTTTTCTTGTGCTATTCTTTTTTCATATTTTGGCATAATACTGTCTAGCCATTGTTGATCAAATTTTTGTGTTGGAAAAACTAATTCTGCTGAACGAGCATCTTTAATAGCAGGTTTACCTAACAATCTTCTTTCTGCAATAAAGTTAGGAAACAATTCAGCAAATGGCATTTGTGTCCCAAGTTCACCAACTTGAGTGCCACCAATATGAGTATTGTATGTAGGATGTTGTATATTTGGATTAGTAATAATCATATTGTCAGGATCTATTTTTCCAACTCTATAACCTGAATACATATTTGGTGTGTCAATTAATTTTGGATCTGTAATTGCTTTTTTTATTGGTGCTATGTCAGGAAAACCCATCTCTTTAAATTTAGCTTGACCTCCTATTTCATTAAATTCAGTTCGTAATGCACCACCACCATCTGCTGTCAATTGTTTTCTGGCTTGAGGATGATTGATCCCTAACCATTCAGGTCTAACTTTTCTTAATGTATCATCAAATTGTTTAATTGATTTTTTAGGTAAATCAAAAGTTTTAATTTCTTGTAACAATCCATCTGTTAACATTGTGTTAAATCTTAATGAATCATGAGATGAAGTAGTAAATACAGTTGCAGGATTGTAACCTTCATCTAACAATCCTGTGGCTCGTTTACCTATTGTTGAAACTCTTCCTTTATCTGATGCCCATATGTCTTTATTAATATCAGCAAATCTACCGCCACCAAACAAAGGCACTCCATCTATTAAAGAAACTCCATCTATTTCAGTTAATAAACCAACATTTGTTCTATCACCTTTTGTGGCTATACCTGCTAACTTTTGATTATATAAATCTTCAGGAGTTATTATCTTTGGTGTTTTTGTATTTTTAAATGGCACAATTGTAGAGGTCATGTCATCAATAGGTCTTAATTTTGTAGTATCTACAGTTATAGATTTTCCACTAGCTAAACTTGGAGTTGTTAATGGATGTATAAAACCTTCCTTAACTGCATCCTTTCTTGTCATTTTGTTTTTTACATTGGATATTACTTTTTTACCTTTTTTTATAACAGGTTTTGCAATATTAGCTATAGGTTTAACTATTTTTCCAGCAGGAGTTACATCTAATCCAAGCAAACCAAAACCAAGAGCAACATCCCCATAATTTCCTTCTGGGATTCCACGCCCTGTATTTCTAGCAATTTGTTCCCCAGCACCCCCCCATCCAGTTAGGTCCATTAAACCAAAATTGCCTTTGTTTCCAACAAGAGATTTTGCTGCTGGAGTAGATATATATTTATTTACAACATCATATGCCTTTTCTTGAAATGTAGGTTTGTATTCTGAAAAAGCATGATTTTGGTAGGGTTTAACATTACCAGATAACATTCTATCTATTTCTGATTGTTGTAATATTTCTTCTAGTGTCATTTATTTTTCCATATTAATCGTAGCCAAGTTTTTAATCCATTTACCCTGTTTTTATTTTTTAATCTGTTTAGCCATTCCCTACGCTTTTCTATAGGTTTCCTAGATAAATCTAATGCTTCGCAGTACA